CACCACTAGCGAGATTCACACTAGCTTGAGCACCAGATCCTCCACCACCTGATAACGTAACTGTTGGAAGTTGATATCCAACTCCACCATCAGTAACTGTAATTCCCGTGACTTGTCCCGTTGCTACATCAATAGTTGCAGAAAATTCACCAGGAGATGCTGGTCCACTTCCAGTATCAACAACACTTACAACTGGTGCGCTAGTATAACCAGAACCAGGATCAGTAATAACAAAACTTGCAATGGATGCACCCAATTTTGCTTTATTTGGTGCTTGTTCTGATTCTACAACTGTGAGTTTATCACCTTCAATAAATGGGTGATTTGCTAAATTAATTACATTACTAAGACTCAAATTTGTACTACTAATAGTTGCTGTGATAGGAGTAGTAGGAAATCCAGTAACTGTTCCCAAATTAGTAACATATCCAGTACCAGCTCCAGCACCACCAACAATAGATCCTAATGAAGTTACAATACCATTATCTGTAATCTTATCATCATCTGCCTTAAAAATAGGCACAATGCTACCAATTGGCATTGTAGAACTGCCAAAGGTAGATTTGTCTGTGAGAAAGTTAGTACGAATATTTCTTGGCATCTTAGGTCTTGATTAAGTAGTCTACCATGATAAAAGGAGCAATCAATGAATCAATTTTAGTATCACTCTCTGGATTGATATTTACAGAGGCTGACATACCATCAGTAGAAATGAATGTCTCTGGTATATTTAACTGATAATTAGTCAATCCTGTCTGATAAGTGATAGTATGTGTGTGCTCAGTTGGATCTTCTTCATAACCAAATTCTTCAGTTGTCTCAATGATGTTTGAAATTTGAGGATATGCAATGTTAGTAGAACTATCAACATTTGTATCCACAGGTAATACATCATGAAGAGATGTGTTATGTGGATAACCTGCTGCAGATTCACCACTAGCAAATGTAGTTGATGTAACCTGTAAACTAATTCCACCTCCACCATCAGGAGCAGCACTACCAATATTCTTTCCACCCACATCAGGGAATGTAAGAACATCACCAATGGCATAACCTGTTCCCACACTAAGCCAAGCAATAACCTTATATCTTGTGTTATTAGGATTTCCACCAGCTCCCGCTAAAGCCTCAAACCTAACTGTTGCTCTTGCACCAGAACCACTACCACCAATTAAATCAACATCACCTTGGGCAAAATCATCTAAATTATTCCAAGTGCCAGCAGATCCGCCATATCCACTATATGCCCAGGATCCAAGACCCTTGCTATAATATCCATTTGTTCCTGTGTATGCTGTACCACCTTCCCATAGTGAAAATGCTTGAATTGCGCCACCATCTGTTGCTGCACCAGTCGGAATATTATCATTACCAACTCCAGTTGCACCTTCAACATAATTAGCAGCAAGGTTCTTACTGGAAGAAGCACACTCCATATCAACCGTAATTAATCCTACTCCAAGAACTGTATAAGTTTGTCTACATGGTCCCTCTGGGGTTGTGTCAATAGTTACAGAATTACCAGTAGGAATTAAACAACTAGTAATAAAACCACCACAAGATCCCTTACAAATACCATAATATTCAAATGTAGCACCAGTTCCTAAAAATGTTCCAGACGAAATGTATGTGCCGCCGCCTGCCCAGACTTCTGATTGTGCATAAAATTTACATGCTGGTTGTTCATCAGTTGCATCAAACCAATTTTGAACACCAATTGTAGAAGCATTAGTAAAATAATTTAATTCAAAAACATCACTACCACCCCTTCTAATAGTTCTACATCTAAATGTTGTAGTGTAGTGCATGTGTGGCAAGAAAGCATTTGCCTGCACAGTTGATTCATCAGGAGCTTTTGGTTTTGTAAAACCAACATTTCCTGTTAAATTGACACTCCTTGCTGGAACTCTAAATTGACCAGTCATATCAATGACTGCTTGAGCACCAACATTAGACGATACGTTTACTCCAACACCAGATCTATCAACTGTCTGTCCACTAGCATTGGTAACTGTCAAATCATTTAAAACACCTTGATCTGACGCCGAACTTGCTCTAATAAATTTTGATCTTAAATCTGGAACTTGAAATTGAGAGTCTGTTAAATTTGTATCTGGTTGTTTAAAAACACAAGTGTCACCAGTTCCCAAAATTTCTGCAAGAGCTGGATATACATTTTCACTGTATACAGAACCATCACATCTCAAATAACCAGATGGTAGTAATTGCAAACTCAATCCAGCAATAGGATCATTAACGTCCAACTCTCTGGGGAATGCAATGAGTGTTCCCGTAGTTGTTCCGATCTTTGTTCTTTCTTGGTTTAAAAAGACTGGCATTTTAGTAGGCTCTGATGATCATGAACACAGTTTGTGATGGAGTTTGATTGTCCATAAGAATATTTAACGCATCTGGAATATCCTCAATATTAACAGTGTAAGATTGTACGTTATTAACAGCAATATTTGGCGGAACTCTGAGTCCAGGAGCATTCATTGATATGTCAAAACTAAAGTGATTATGAGATGCCATTGCTGAGTCAGTAAAATCTTGTGCAATATGACTCAAGTTAGTTGGATATGTAACACTAGCATCACCATTATAATAGTTTGGTCTTCCAAAAATAGTAGCAGGTGGTGGAAAAACACCCGTGTGCATCTTCATGTGATGCTGATAGTTATAACTATCTGAAAAAGCATCTGTAATTGCAGATGCACCAGGGGGAATTGTTCTAGTCAAACCTTGCACAGGAGTTTGATCTTGAGTAAAACTCTTTGCCTGATCAGTTAAAACCAAAGTATTTGAATCATAATAAGTCATTGAACCAAAACCATTTGGCCAAACATCAGCACTATCTGTGCTACTAACACCAGTTAAGTTTGCAGATTCATAGTTTGGATTACCCGAAACTTGAAAGTTTGGTGCTTCAAATACCTGTACATATTTTCCACTTGGAAAAGCAGTTTCATATTGTCCACTATGTTTATGAGAGGGAGTATGATCAATTCCAAGTTTTCTGCCCAAGACATAATATGTTTTGGACCATGTAGGATCATTCAATGTGATATTCTGAATTTTACCCGCCATGGTATCAATTGGATCCATGCTAAAATTCATATCCGTATCAGCACTATAGATTGTAGGAGGAGTAACACCAGTGCCATCTTCAGAAACAAGAGGTCCAATAAGTTCAGGAACATTTTCCTGTCCAGCTTGATACTTAGTTTCATTCAACATATCTAATTCAAGGTCAACCATAGACCTACCATTCAAATTTGGTACTCTAAACTGATCCGAATCTTCATAATCAGGAAAGTTTCCAGTTATAGCACTATCAGTAGGACCATACGTGTTACCAAGAACAGAAGCTAACAAAGGTAAATCCTGACAATCATATGTTCTTCCATCACAAACAACCCACCCAACAGGAATATTTTGTGGATTATTTCCACTACTAGAGCTACCACCCCAGGGCATGATAGTGCCTACTGGGGCAGACTTCATAGTCTTTAGTCTGTTATAGAATGCCATTAGAGTTCAGTTAACCACCAACCTTGATAGACAGCAGGGATAAAGTTATCACCATCAGTTTGTCCAACATAAATGAGACCGAAGGAAGCATTTCTGTTTTGAACAACCAATTCACCAGATCCATATGCTGTAGATAGACCACCCAACTTAGTTCCAGAAGTATCTCCTTGGAGTGCTACTGGTTCACCACCAATAATTGGAGCACGAATTACGAGAGAGTTGTTGTAAGTCAACGATCCCTGAACCTCAGTAATTCTAATGACATCACCCGTTACAGGATTATCTGGTAGAGTTAGGATAAGAGCACCAGTAGAAGGTGCTACGGCTACAATATAATTTATATTGACAGACAGAGTAGAATCCGAGTTAACAAATTTTGCGATGTGACCACCGTTTTTGTTTTTATAACCCGTATAACCAAATGCATCAATAGATTGATCCTGGTTGATGGTATATTCATTTGCTCCGTTTACACCAAGGTTTCTAACTTGTAGAATTGCTTGAGAATTTGTTGGATTAGCAGAAGAAATACCATTAACATCAAGCAATCTACCAACAAAAGTATCACCAAATTCAGCTTCAACCCTAAATGTTGGGAGGAAGGACTTGTTAGTAAATTGAATAGCATCAGGATCCTCAACACACTTAGATGGGAAGACTCTAAGGTTACCGCTAATATCAGTTTCAGCATTGATGTCAAGTGCGCCAGCTTCAAAGTGGTGCTCTTCGTTGTTGATCAACTTGAGGATAGGTACATTGTTATCTGTACCAGTAATTTCAAAATTAGAACCAACAAACTTAACATCATCAAAGACAGTGAGTTTGCCATGATGATAATCTTTCTTGACAAGAGTAGTGCCACTTCCAGTATTAACAATAGAACTTGTTACTAAGAAGATCTCATTATTGATCAACAACCAATATTCACGATCAAGGAAGAATGGAACAACGTCACTATTCTCTAATCCAATTTCAACAGAAGTAGATCCAGTTGCAGGAAGATCAGCAGTTAAAACTGTATTTTCCCTAAACAATACCCTGAATACAGATTCTCCATCCTGGTGTGTTGTTGCTGCACCAGGAACATTAGTTAAAGATCCAACACGAGTAACTGGCAAGTTACCAGAAACACCAGCAGTAGCAATTGGTGTTCCACTAATCTGCATGATTTCTTCATTACCACCAGATCCAAAACCAACAAAGATGAAGTCATCTTCAGCAAAGTTGCTGATATCATCAACAGGTAATACTGTTGCACCAGTGGTAATCGTAGTAATGGTATTGACAAATGTTGTTGCAATACCATTATCAACCTTTGGATCCTTAAGAACTGTGTAAACTGTATCACCTGCAGTATGTGCTGCAGCTGCAGTTCCATATTGAGATCTGGACGCTAGGATAGTACCACTTGGGTTACCAATTACAGTGTCACCAGAACATCCATCAACAGTGAAGATGTCACGAACTCTGTCAGTAATTCTAAACTTCTCATCCTTCGTAGCATTGAAGGAAATACCAGTAGCATTACCAGATCCAGTAAATGGAACATTGAGTGTTACTGTGCTTCCAACAATACTAACAATTTGAGGATCAGTTAGTCTAGTTTCTCCTGTTGCATTAGGATCTGTTGGGAACCTGTTTTGCTCAAGAGTGACAGATCCACCATTAGATACCAGCTCAACATAATCACCAACTTCAAGTCCATCAACACTAGGAACAGAAGTAATCGTAAATAGGTCTGCTTGTGCGTTACCAGTAAATGTCTGAGCAGAAGCAGTCTTACATCCACCTCGGAATTCAAACGAACCGTTAACAGTTAACTTACCATTCTCACCATCAACACCATCATTACCGATAATTGTTTCACCAGTAACACTGTCAACGGAGAACATTACATCTCCATTTGGACATCCATTAGTAATCTCAAACTTCTTATTAACAAGTTCTAAAGCAGTTGCAAGTTTAAATGCTTCACCTTGATTGAAATCACCATCAGAGTTAGTATCTTCACGAGAAACAATAACATAATCAACACCAACTTTAAGGGTTCCGCCAAACGTTGCTAGATATACATTTTCATTTGCAGGATTGCCTCTAGTTCCGTCAATTGCTTGTTCAATCCAAGTAGCATCAAATGCGATATTGACTTTAAATACTGGAGTTCTATTATTAGGTTCATCAGGGTGCGTATTAATCTGAGGAGCAAAAGAACCAAGTGGTTCTCTCTCAACAATCAGATAATATGGAGCACTTTCCGCTGCAGCCAAACCACCAGTTGCAATACGAACAATTTCAGGTCTCGTATTATTACCAGCATCAACTGGAGCATCAAGAATTAAGTAATCACCCTCGTTAAAATAACCAGCAACAGGAGCATTTAGTAGTGGTAAGTAATATTGCTTACCAGATAGAGGTTGTAATGTTGCTCCTTCAGGACCAGCACCAGGAATAGTAACATTCTGATACTCATTAGGAGCACCCCAAGTTGCAGAACCTGCAGTATCAATTCTGTTGTATCTGTTATCAGAAGATGGCAACTCAAGAACATTAACAATGTCAACATTCTGATTAAAGGATGCAGGTCCAAGGATACCAGATGTGTGAGCAATTGCAGTTGTTCCTAGAGATGCACCAACACCAACAAAGGAGAAGGAAGAAGTACCACCACAGAGTTTAACACTGCTGTTGAATGTAGTCTCACCATCAATCTCAAGACTGTTTCTAATAGTGGTTGTACCACCCTGACCAGCAATGTTAACTTCAGAAGCATTCAGAGCAAAGTCAATTGTCTGAGTATTACCAGAGAAGAAGCTAACAATACCTGCTTCAGTTGATAAGGTTACAATTTGCTCAGCATTGGTTCTATCACCACCAAGTTGTTTGAAGGAACCAAAGGTTACATCACCAGCAAACTTAGTTCTTCTAACTTCAAAATCAACAAAGGATAGAGACTCAAGACGATCATATGCACCACCAATTTTTGTCTTGGAGATTGCAGCATCTTGATCAATATTACCAATAAAGATGTTATTATGATTAGCGTTGTTGGCGATGTATACAAACTGATCGCCAGTAGACTTATCACCAATGTAAATCCACTGAGTAGAAGTAGTGTTAAAGTCTCCAATTCTTAGAGTCTTAGCATAACCACCAATGTGTAGTCCAGCAGT